GTTGCCATTTTTTTTAACCTCTAAATTAAACGTTACCGATTACTTCTTCAAACGAGACGCCAGTTCTAGTGGCAACAAACGTAAGACCGATGAAGTTAATTGATCTTGCAGGTTTGATAAAGATGTCTGCTACGAACTCATTATTATCTATAATTGCAGCAGTGTTATTTGTTTCATCACAAACAACTACATAATCAAAAATACCTCTCTTTGCCTGAACATCACGAAGGAATGGTTCTACACTGTTTACAAAATTAGTTCTTGTAATTTCATCGTTGAATTCAAAAAGTTGATCCTTTGCTGCTGCTTCAATTGCATCTTCGAGGAAAATAAATAGTCTACGAACATTGATACGATCAAAAGCAGAAGACTTACCAAATCCAGTTTTATCTCCAAAGAGAATAATACCGGAACCAGGTGAGAATATTACTGGATTAACTCTATTAGAATAAAGTATATCTCTTTGAATCTTACCTGGATTATATGCAAGTTTAACTGCATTTAAAATCGCACCTCTAGAAGTTCCTGCGGGAGAGAACCAAGGGAAATTATTGATATCATTTCTGGCACAAAGACCAGCAATATCTCCATTTAGTGGAACATATCTAAAGGTATTTGCAAACCTATCAAACATATATTTGTAACCACTATCAAAAATTGCATACGATGATGAAGTGACTGGGGAATAGAAACTAATTACGTTATCGGTAATAGTATCATCTGAATTAATAGTTGCTGCTCTATCATCATTAGTATCTGTAAGAGCAGCGCCTCTATAAGGAGAAATGAATGCTACTGAATCTTTTCTTGCTTCGGCAACTGCAATACACTTATTTGCAAGTGCTTGAGCACTTGATTTATCGTATCCTGCAGATCCCATAAGAATGAAATTTACATCAAAATTGTCAGTATTTTCAAATAATCCATAACCAGATACTATATCATCTAACCCAGCAAATAATGCTCCGGGTGTTGAAAGATCTGTTTTTCCACCATAATTCCAACCACCACTTAATTTATTATTTAAATTTCCAATTGCTGCAAAAGTTATTCCTTCAGCATCTTGATCCCAACCTACATCACTCTCTGGATCAAATCCAGTTCCACCACTTGCAAATCCGGTTGTTACTACACCTACTGGTTGTGATCCTGCAAAAAGGTTTGGTGAACCATTTGCAATGAATTTCCTCCAGTATGAAGGAGAACCAAGAGAGAATTCGGCATCTTTTGCTTTTGATAATCCAAGGTGCTTTTCAATTATCGTACCTGAATTTGATGTTATTGCACCATCTCCATCAATAGCAACAACATGAACTTCATCAAATCTAGATCCTCTTGCTGCCGCATATTGGGAAGTTCCGGGACGATCAGCAATTACGTTCCACTTAACACTTGAGTTTGCTGTTGTTTGTAATGTCTGTTGATCGAACCAATCTTTTTGTGAGGTTACTGAAGTTGATGCATAAGATACTGCTTGACCATTAGTGTGTATTGCAACACTTCCAGTTCCGGAGAATGCATAAATGCCTGATGGTTGATAGTCCACTTCAGTAATAGTTGCTCCTGCAGAGACATGCTCAAGAACTTTTACGTAAATGTCATTACCTACTTTTTCGGTTACAATACCTTTCAAGTATCCATCAAGAACTGAGGTAGTTCCTGCGCCAGGTAGAATAGCAGAAACTGATTGTGTTATACCATATCCAACCTCAATTTCATTATCGGATAATAGAGAGAGGATTTGATCTGCCTTAGAATCGATAATACCAACTCTTAAACCATTTGCCCATGTTCCAGGATTTCTGGCAGCAACAACTACACCAGAAATTGGGTTTTCATCATATCCCAATTCTTCGTAATGATCTAAACTCTTGATTTTAATGCTGTTAGCAGTACCAACAAGTCCATTTTGTAGACCGGCATCATCTGCTCTTACAACTCTTAATGATCCTCCATATGCCAAATAAGAAGAAGCAACTAACCAGTGCTCATAGTGCTTATCTGTTCCATAAGATTTCCCGAAGGTATCTAGTAAGTCTCTTTCGTTTTCAATTAGTGTAGGAACGTCTACAGGACCTTGTGCAAAAGGTGAAACAATTGCACCGACACTATCAGAAATTGGATCTACTCTACCGACAGTTAAGTCTACTTCTCTTACTACAATACCAGGAGATGCTAAATTTAGTGGCATCTTTTTTTTCCTCGCAGCCAAATTTATCTAAAAATATTTAGTAAAAAGTCTATTTTCAGTGGGGAAACGATGCGTGAATACTTACCAATCAGGATATTCCCATTTCAAACTACTCTTTCTACCTTTACTCACTCTTTTAACTGTACATTCTTTACATTCATATGAATATGCAGATGAAAATGTTTTTTTATTTTTTCTAGTTAGATAAAAATCATCCATTAAACTTTTAACCTTCCCACAAACTCTACATTTACGATCAAAAAATAATAAATGTTCTAATTCTAATTCTTCATCCAAAGACATCACTTATAGTCCCACATATAAGACATGTCACCATATTCATCCGTATACCACCTATCTCCAGAATCATCTACAAAACTTGTCTCACTATTAATCCCATCTTCAATAAATCCAAATGGTGCCATATCTTGATCAATTTGGTTTTTTTGTTCTTCATATATTCTCTTTCTTACATCATTCTCTGTCATCTCCTTGAAATACTCTTGTGCTACTAACCAAGAGAATATTACAAGGCACATTGCCAAATCATCATTACATCCTTCTTCTGCTTCGAAAGAGTTTCCTTTCTGGGAGAATGTAGTAAGTTCAGATATAATTTCATAATCAGACGCAAGTAATTTATCATCTTCTACAAGAGTTTTGAGATTTGAACATCCTAATTTTTTAACTGCAGAAGTTGTACGAACTCCAAGTTGAGATTTTTTGCCACTAAATCCTGATCCAACAACTTGACCATTACGACCTCTCATGGCACACATAAGAATATTTTCATATTCCAAATCATACTGGAGAATACTAGCAACCTGATCACCAATATCATTAACCTCTATCAATAACCAAGAATAATTATATCCCTTTGCTACATCAAATATGATATTTGGAAATAACATTGGTTTAATTTCATTATTTCTATACTTTGCAACTACCTTATACGGAAACTCTGTAATATCAAAAACGATAAATGCAGAGTAATCATTACCAAGACCACGAGCAACATCAACAGTAATTAGATAATTATGTTCCTTAATTGGATTTTCATAAACATCTAATCCAGCATTTCTCTGTATTGGATCATCATATATTAAAGTTTTGAGTTTTGATGGGTTGATAAGTGTATTGACAGAACCTAAGAATTCGCAGTTGTGTGATACTATATTGTTTGAATAGTAAAGATTGTCTTCGCCAACATCAAGTAAATCATAAAGATAAATTCCTTCTTCTACTATTTCATTATATAATACTTTCTTTTCTTGTAAAATATCATCAACTTTAATTGTTGATGCCTTAATTTTTTCTTTTCCGAAAGAATGATTATCGGAGCATTTTATTTCTGATCCGTCATCAAATATTATCCAATGGTAAAAAGGTTTATAAACTTTTTGTATTCCTGAAAAATCTTTAAATCCATCAGGTGTTTTTACTTTAATATTTTTATTAATCTTAAACATTTTTCCAACACTCATTTAAAATAATCTTCTTCAATCCTTGAGGAGTTAAGTTATATTCTTCGGCATATTCTCTACAAAATGCCTGAACATAAGACATTTTTTTGCCATTTTTCATAGTCATTCCAACATTCTGTAAATATGGTTTTTTATTATATAGTTTTCTTATTGTTCTTATCGTATTATCATTAATTTTTCTGCTAAAAACTCTACCTTTTCTAGAGTTACTCATTTTCACTAAAGTTTCTTCAGAAAAGCAATTTTTAATTCCTTTGTTCCAAGGAATATTACCTTTCTTAACTCCGCCAATTCCTTTCCTTTCATAATCTCCAAAACCTTCCCCACCAGTGGACTTGTTCCATCCATTTTTAAAAGTATTAAATTTTTCTATGTAAAAAATTTCTTTTTCTTTTGCTTTTTCTGGAACATCTATTTGCTCTTTTATTTCAAAAGTGTGTGGGGGTTTATTTCTTTTATGTTCTCTTTTTCTATCATCTAAATTTTGGGTTTGTCCTACATATTTGACTTCGTTGTTTGAATCTTTAAGGAAGTATATATGATACATTTTATTATTATTTATAATCCAAAAAACTCACAATCGTTCATATAAATTTTCCATAGAAGTTTTTTGTACGATTCCATTATCATCCAAAATTTCAATCTCTGTATCACCACCCAAACATTCAAACTCAACCCGAAATTGTTCTTCCGATGTGTTTGCAATTGTTTGTTCTTTCCAAACTACATCTCTACCAGGAACTTCTGACCAATGAACTTCTGTAGGAATA